ACCTCCTTGATAAATTTGTTCAAAACAACTCTGGAAACCAGACGATTCGCCATTGATTTACCAAAGATTCTTTTGAATTCTGATGGTGTACCTTTCTTAACTTCAACATTATCCATATCAAAGTTTTCTACACCAAGTTTTTTACCATCCAAGATGAAGAATTTATCATAACCTTTGTGGTCAACAGCAACTGCTTTATCTCTAGTCATTTCTTTTCTCATCTTAGCATATTTAATTTCTTTATCATTCCAATCTTTGTAGTCGATATACTTTTCTAAATCCCACTTTCTGATTCTTTTAACAACATAGAAACCAATCACATTACATTTGTGTGTTTTCTTAATATGCTCAAGTAAGTTTGAAGTCATATCATCACCACGACCATTAGTGAATTTAGTTTTACCAATCTGATAAACATTTGTTTTTCTGTATTCTTCATCACTATATGGGTCACCACCACCAATGATTTTACCTCTACAATAGTTACCAGCACCATCTGTAAGTGTAATAAAAGTTAACTTCTCAATGCCATACTTTTTGATAAACATTGGAATTAATTTGTCTATGTAAATTAAAGACTCATTCAATGGAGTATTACCAAGATAGTATTGGCTAGGTATACCATAACTATCATGTTGAGCATAATCATAGTCATCAACAGGTTGCATATGAAACCTACTGTATCTACTATTTGTATATCTATCATTGAAGTAATGTGCCATATGATACATAGTTTTCATTGCAAGGTCAGATTGTTTTTTATTCATTCTGTGACTTATACAATTTACAAGATTGAAATTGTCCATTTGGTATTCACCAACATTAGTAGACCAACCTTTTCTTTCAACTTCATGGTAACCTCTCTCACTTGTAAAGAAGTAAACTTCATAAGGTATATTAACTTTTCTACAAAATTCAACAAGGTTGATTAATTGTTTTACAGTATTCATAAGTACATCACTCATGGATCCAGACCAATCAAGTAACATCATCATACCATGATTTTTGCCATCAGGAATGATTGTTAACTTTTTGAATATGTCTTCATTGTATTGGTAAGAAGGCAATTTCAATGGGTCAATAATACCAGTTTTATCTGTACTTGCTCTTTTATAAGCAGTTGCAGCTTTTTTCATTTCAAATTCTTTTACAAGATACATAACAGTTTTCTTGTTTTCTTTGATGAAATTTTTGTAGTCTTTATCTAACCAATTTAAGTAACCTTTAGTAGTACCATATTCTCTCAATGATTTAACTTTGTATTCTTCCATGTCTTTTAAGAAAGTTTTCCAAGAAGTCAAACAACTAGCATTGTCAAGAATAGGAGCAGGTAACTTACCGTATCTGTAACCACTTGCTTTATCATCTTGTAATTCTTCTTGCTTTTGAGTATAGGCGTCATCTGTAATTGCTCTTAATGGCTTCTCCATGAAACCGTCACCGCCTCTGCCTTTAGCATAAGCATTTGCTTTTTCTTTATCTTTAGTTTCTTCTTTCTTATCAGAGTCACTAGATGAACCGTCACCAGATTTATTAGAATCTTTTTCATCATCTGCTTTTTGGTCACCGAAATTATTGAAGTCATTTTTTTCATCATCAAAGTCATCATTTTGTTCAGCGTCTGAACCATTACCTTGACCGTCTTCATCATTATCAAATTCATCTTCATCATCATAGTCATCTTCACCAAGGTCATAAGACTTTGAGATAACATGATTGTCAAAATCAGGCAGTTTTTTCATCTGCTCAACTTGTTCTTTTTGCCATTCTAACATCTCATTTGCAAGAGCAAGAACATCTTTAAAGGTAACCAAAGCGTCAACTTTATCTAACCAATAATTATCTTGTCTGCTGAAATTAAAAGGCAATCTTTGTAATGATTTAGACCTTAAATTAATTTTGTCTATAATCATAAATTCTTTATTGATATCTCTACCAGTAATACCAAAGAAGTTTTGTTTTTCTAGTATATCAAAACCATTCTTGTAGTTAGACACAACACCAGGATATTTTGCTTGAATTAATAAATCAATTCTACAATCTTCTAACACATTAACATATGACCTTAACTCACTATTATTAATACCTTGCCATTCTTCATAAGGAGTCCAAAGAGCATGAGCACATTCGTGAGCGATAAGCATATCGTACACATCACCAGATTTTTGTTTGAACAATGGTAATGTTAGTACACGGTTCTTAACATCAAAAGAAGCCGTCTTAACTTTGTTGTGTTGAATTGTAATATTTTCGTTAGCAAGTAATTTTGCTAGATTTGATTTTACTTCAAGATTTAGTGTCATAGTGTTTGTGTCCTTTTTCATCATATGTGTCCATCCTACAGGTACTTTAATCAAAAGTCAAGCGTTTATTTGCTTTTTTTTAAAGTTTTTTTTGTTACCTGGTAAGGGTTACCGAATACACACAAAATAAAAGCGTGTTTGTCGCAGCTAAATTTGTTTAAAATCCCAATTATTTCGCTGAATATCGTCCTCGGAACACGATTCGCCGTACTGAATCTCTACGATTCGCAATGGTGATTCGCTCTCGTTGGCCAACTGGTGCCATTCTCCTTTGGCAATGTGTAAATTATCAAACTTAACATACTCACCTCGTAGTTCAACATCTGTACCAGAATTTAAAGTATATACCATGGCAGTACCTCTTGTGATAAACCAATGCTCTGACCTATTCTCATGTCTTTGCATAGATAGTCTTTTACCTGGCATGACCACCAATTCTTTAACCTTTACAATATTCATTTCATTATGTAAGACTTTATAGTAACCCCAAGGTCTCTCTGTATGTGTATTAGTCCACTTTTCTAGTATTGCACTAGATGAATTTCTTTTAGAACCACCGACACCAAATACAAACTGTACATTTGTGCCTTTGAACATATCTAATTCTGGTATGTTTTGTTTATTTCTGTCGCCACCATTTGCAAATATGATTTCTGCATTAGGATAAAAGTGTTGCACTTTTAGAATGGCGTCTATAGCTGAGTCATCATCATCATCAAAACCTATAACATTGTCAACACTCTTTGTATTCATTAATACTTGTTCTCTCTCGTAGTATGGTAAGAAAGCTTGTCCTTTTTTTCTTTCTAACCACTTGTCGGAGTTCAAACCAACTACTAATACATCACCAAGAGCCTTGGCGCATATCATATATTCTAAATGTCCTGAATGAATAGGGTCAAATCCACCTGTTACGAGTACGACTTTCATCTGTCGTCACCAGAACCATGGATTGTACCTTTATCTTTTCTTTTTTCTAATTTAATTAGATTATTGCTTGCAATGTCGGAAAGCTTAACACCAATATCGCTAGCCAATACAGCGATATACCACAGACAATCGCCAATTTCAGCGGATATGTCTTGCACCAATCTTTCATCTTTACTATTTGAGCCATCTCTTATTATTTTCTTTACTTTATTGGCTACTTCACCTGCTTCACCGGTCAACCCCAATGTAGGGTATATAATGGCCTGTTCTCTCGGATATATTGCCGTTGTTAAAGCGACCTTTTGATACATGTCAAGGTCACTTACTTTTTTGTATTTATTAGACTCGTTACTTTGAGCGCCTAAATCTAATTCTAATTGTCCAGTCATGGTATGTCATCTCCCTACCTGTGGTAAATATTTTGCTTTGGTTTCTTCCCATGATAGATAGATTATATCATCATAGAAATGTGTTTCAGTTGACACTCTGTCTTGTTTCTTTAGACTGGCCAACCTTTTCTTAGCATACTTGGTCTTCCATAACTCTGTTAATGCTTCAACTGAATTGTCAAACTTTCTAGTTAAGGCAACCTCTGTATGTTCTTCTCGTAAAAATTCTCTTGTATTAGTAAATAATTCACCAAAATATATGCCTCTGGCATGTTCAGACTTTTGTAGTTTCTTATCAATGCCTAGTTTACTGTATGTGAATGCTCTACTTCTATTTCTATGGTCTCTCTTATGAGGTTGACCACTAGGTTTCTTTGCAACATACCATTCAAAGTATTTGTATGTGTGGTTCTTCATTAACCATTGTTGTATCATGGTATTAGTAGTTTTCTCTGGTTCATATGAAACTGAACCAGCAGTCCAACCCATTTTCTTCCAGTTTTTTAGTCTATCATATTGTGATAGAGGTATTACTTTAGTCTTACCATATAGACTTGTAGTTGTAACACCTACTAGTTTATCTTTATATTGATGTTCCCATGTTTTCTCTACAGTATCACTCAAACATAATAAGGCTAGTAGTTTCCCACCAACCAGGTTGTATCCAAGCGGCTGTATTGGTACTATTGTACTACCAATGCAAGTATGATTAATCATCTTTTGTGTTTTTCTAATTCTATCCCAACCGATATATTCATCTCTAGGTGTAAGGTCTAGGAAGTCACTACTCATACAGATAACACCAAGATATTTTTGTGTTACTTTATCTCTTACTAAAAAATTTAGATTTCTACCAATGTTACTATTGTTTTTCATGGTAGATAAGAATGTCCTTAATGCATTCCAGATTTCAGAACCTTTGGCATTTGTATGTGATTGTACCTCGGCACCATCTGTCCAGATTAATTCAGGTTGTAGATTTAAATACTCTTCGGGGTCTTCTGGTAACCAAAAGTTATTCTTTACTTCTTGTATGACTGTTGCCTGGTCTGGTCTTAACATAGCAGGTTTATCATCAAAGAAACTATTTGTTTCTACTGTAGGATATCTAAACTTTACTTCTTGAAATTTTTGATACAATGTGTACTCTTGTACCGTCATGGCAGATACAAAGGTCAAATCTTTAATGATTGTTTCTTTTAATGTATCTGTATCAATATTTGGTATTTTAGACAAATCTGTATTGTCTTGCCAACTCTGCCATTGGTCGTCTATTGACATGTCTTTGTTCCACGAATAACTCATAATGTATATAATACTCTAACTAATCAAAAATGTCAAGCTTGGTTTTTATTCAATTCTATATTGACTTCTCTATATCTCTTCATTCTTGCAATTTCCTTAAATGCTTTTTTCTTTGCTCTATCTAGTTTGAGTTTAGATACACCCTCTGTAAAGTTTCTACCAATGATATGGTCATATTCGTGTTGACAGATTCGACTCATCATACCGTCTAGGTGTGCCTCTTGTATTTTACCCTCTGTGTCTTCATACTTCATAACACATTTTCTAGGTCTTTCTATATCTAAAAACATAAAAGGATAAGTTAGGCAACCCTCTTTCATTCTAAGCTTCTCTTCACCTACTGATACTATTACAGGATTAAACATTGCTATTGACATACCTTTTTCAATACCCTCATGGCCACCTGCAACAAACATATTAAAGGGAAGACCTACTTGATTACAAGTTAATCCTATGCCACCAAATTTTCTCATTACAATAAACATTGCCTCGGATAGTTCTTGTCTATCTTTGAAGTCATGTTCTTTTAGCATATCATCTGTAAAAGGTGCTATTGCTGATTGTACTCTAGGGTCGTTAGGTGGTATTAGTTTAAGTTCTTTCATTTTTATCCTTTTTTCCAAAACACATTTAGTGTCAATCTACCATTATCTTCATCATCACCATGATTATTTATAGCTGCATGTGTATATCTACTATCAAAAATAATAGCTCTGTTTTGTACAAATTTAATGTCTGCAACTTCATTATCTAAATCATCATATAGTTTTGTACCACTAAAGAGATTTGTTTCTGATAGATAAACTAATAATGAATAAGTTGAGTCTGGTGAATCTTTATGTAGAAAGTCCTCTTTGTTGGTATCTTTCAATCTTAAATGGGTGTATATTGCAAACCCTAATTTCTCATCAAAAAAATCTCTAAATTTTTCTTCATATTCTTTGAGAAATAAAGCAGTAAGAAATCTATTTGTATTTTTTAAATCAAGACTTCTCTGACCAGGCCATTTATATTTTAAAAAGGCCTTGTCTTGTAATTTTGGTTTAATATCTGGATGTTCTTCATAATCAAATCTTTCTATCTTCTTAAATTCATCTTGAATTTGAGAGAAGTTATTAAAAAAGTTTTCAACCACCATGAATTTCATTATATATTACCTAACTGTGTAAAGTTTTGTATCTTTTCAAACTTAATAATGTTTGTGAATTTATCAAACAGTATATCGCCTTTGTGTGATATAATAAAGATGTTTTCTTTTTCTAGTGTTTTAATAATCTTAAAGAAGTCATCTGTACCTTGGCCATCTAAACTACTATCAAATATCTCATCAAGTATTAATAGATTTGTATTGGTACTGTTTTTCATTCTAGCAATATCTCGCCAAGTGAATAACAAGGCAAGGTCTATTCTCATCTTCTCACCTTCACTAAAGTTATTGTAGTTAAAGGTATCTCTAAATCTTGACTTTACTGTTTCGTTAAACTCTTCATCTAAATTAAATGAGATAAAGAAGTCCATGGCCTGTAGATACTTGTTGATAAGTTGATTCATAATAGGTACATACTTACGAATTATATTTGCCTTAGCACCTTTGTCATTAAGTATCTCTCTTAATACATCAACATAATCTTTTTCTTCTTGAACCTTTACAAGTCTTGCGTCTGCCTCGGCAAGGTCAATTTTCATCTGTTCCAGTTCTTGTTCTATACTTTCTATGTCAGTATCTTTTTGACTAGCTGTAGAAATCTCTAACTGAATTTGGTCGCTGTGTTTCTTCAGCGCCGATAGACTTCCGTTTATCTTTGCTATCTCTACATTCATTTCGGATATCTTGTTTGACATCTGATTGAATTGAGTCATCTTCTCTTCTTGACCATTGAGTTCGCCTACGAGCTGCTGTAGACCTGATTCTAGTTTGGAAATTGTTGAAGTTTCGTGATTGCATTTTTCTTCCTTAAATGTTTCATCAATAGATTGTGTACACACCGGACATGTGTCATTCTCTTTGAAAAAAGTTAAAGTCTTTTTGTGTGTAGATATATTTTGTTCTATCTTTGTTTCAAATTTTTCTAGGTCTTTAACCTTTTTGGCCACTACATCTTGGCCAATTAATGCATTTTGACTAACTGCTATGTCTTCATTTAATTTTTGTAGTTTTTGTTCATATCTTACTCTATTTCCATCATTTTGTACTATCTTATTTTGCTGTACCGTCAGGTTGTCGCTACCTTTGGTTTCCAGAGTGGTAAGATACTTTGCTTCAGTTTCATACTTGGTCTTTATTAACTCCGCTTGGTGCCTCACCTCCGTTAGATTTTTTTGAAGGTCACTCTGTTGGGAACGCAAAATTAGGTCCATTAGGCCAAAAACTCTAATATCAAGTATCTCTTCAACAACTTCTCGTCTATATCGTGGTTTCATCTTCATAAAAGGTTCATATGAGGAAGAACCTAATAAAACCACCTGAATAAATGACCTGTAATTAAGTTTCATAATATTCTGTTCAAGATATTTTTGATAATCAATGTTATTGGCGTCTTGATTAATCATCTTACCATTACAAAAGATTTCAAAGTTATTAGGTTTAATACTTCTTCTAACTTTATATTCTTTTGTGCCAACAGTAAAGTCAACTTCTACAACACAATCACCACCATTAATGGTATTGACCATTTGTTCTTTCTTAATGATTCTAAATGGTCTATTGAATAGTACAAAACATAATGCGTCTAGTAAGGTTGACTTACCAGAGCCGTTTGAACCAACAATTAATGTTGTTTGTGACATATCTAAATGAACCACTATTGGTTGGTTACCTGTAGATAAAAAATTCTTATAACTTATTCTTTTAAATGTTATCATACTTTAAATTTACTCACTTGCCTCCATGTACAACTCTTTAGCAAACTGTTTAAGTTTCTGTTTGTCTAATTTACTATCAACTTGGTCAATATAGTTACCTAAAAATGTCAATGTATCTTCGCCTTGTTCTAATATATCTTCTCTTACTGAAGCACCAATGTCCGTAGGGTCTTCAATAACATCAATCGCATGTATATTAATTTCATTATAAAATTTATCCATAAGTCTTTCAAACATATCATTGTCTGACTTATTAGAAATATATAACTTAACAAATTTTCTATCATATTTTTTAATATCTATTTCATCATAGTTTGTTTCTTTGTCATTATAAATGATTTTGTCAAACATCTTGTATTCATTTTGTACTCTTGATAACTCTCTTGTATCTGTATCAAAAATATGAAACCCTTTAGGACAACCATAGTCTGACCATGTCATTTCATATTGAGTACCTAGATAATGTATATGGCCGTCATCTGATTTCTTATGAAAATGACCAGAGAATACTTTTTCAAATCTTTTAAACATTGCTTTCTCTTGACCATGGTCATTAAAATGGCCATTATGCATTTCAAAACCTTTGACTTCTAAATGACCCATTGCAATTGTACATTGTGTATTTTCTATTTTACTAATACTGTCTGTTTCATTGTCATCACAAATCCATGGTATGAATAAGATAGGTAATCCACCAAGTTCAACCTCTGTAGTTTTAGTATATACTTTAGCGTCTTTACAAATCTCTAGGTTTTGCATAGCATTTACTTCATTAGTATTTTTATAATATGTGTCATGGTTACCAATGATAATATGTGTATCAATATTATTTTCTTCTAATCTATTCCAAAACACTTTACTAAAATTGTGTGCTGTATTATGATTGATAAATTTTCTTCTATCAACCACATCACCTAGATGTACTAGTGTTTTAATATTATGTTCTTTCAAGTATGGAAAAAACAAATCATTATAGAATTTATTTTGATATTCAATAAATGCTGGGCTGTCGTTTCTACAACCAAAGTGTGTATCGTTTAATAATGCTATTTTCATATAATTGGAATCCATCTTAACATATTAGTTGCGTGTATATGTTTTTTTAAAATAAAATCAAAAGCAATAGTAACTCTAGGTCTTTCATTTGGCCAATCATCTGATACCTTGTGTAAAAGTCCTGCCTCGTTTAAAGTTATATAACCATTTTTATTTTCTATTGTTTGTTCAAAGTCTTTATCTTTATAAAATGTTTGACTTGGTTCTGCGTCAATACAAACATAGCCGTGCCATCTACCATTTTCTTCATTCTCACCACCGTGTCTATGCCACTTTAAATTTTTGCCTTTTGGAAAAACATTTACCCAGCCTGCTGTAGCATAGTCTGTTGAATTAGGTTGTTTCTCTTTAAACTTGTTTACAACACCCTCGTATAATTCTGACATACCTGGCATATGATTTAAAAATACATTATAACATTCATATAGTTCGGTTGAAGGACTACCCTCTGCAAACTTCATATAGTTTTCATCTTTCCATGTATTTTTCCATGGTGTAAACATCTCTGTTACTTTTTTAGATATAATATAGGTAGCAGGCAATAGTTTTGTACAATGGTGTTTGTCAATTAGTGGTTCGTGATATAATCTGTTCATTAGAAATAATTTATGTTGATATTCATTCTTACTTTAGTATTTGATACAGAGGTGCTTTGATGTTTTACACCTGCGTCAAATGTAACCAATCTGTTTTCTACACTATCAGCCTTTTCATCACCTTGTTTAGTGTAACCGTCACATGTATTCATACTAAAGACACCACCGTTGTGACTAAAACTATAGTCTGTGTGTGGTGCATGTTCAACAACTCCTTTACCCATGTTTAAATATAAATTTGCTTTCACTCTGATTAAAGCCTTTGGTTGTATCTTGTTTAATAAATCATATACTAAAGGAAAGTATTGACTTTGGAAGTTTTGTCTTTGATTATAGAAGACATGGGTCATATAATATTCGCCAGTTTCTTCTGGTTCTTCCATAGTTATGATTTGATTAAAATGCCAAGGAAAACTAGGATCCCAAATGACTTTCTTCAGCTCAGAGAATTCTCTGTCTGTTAAATAATTATCTACTATGTTCACTTCTTCGATTTCTTCTTCTTAGCAGCTTCTTTTTTTGCCTTCTCCTTTTCAGTAGGTTCATCAGCGACCATATTCTTTTGTAAGAATTCTGTGAATTGATTTTTAAATTCTCTTTCCTCACCTGGCTGTAATGCCATGTCATCATAATTAGCTTCTTGTATCATTCTTTGTTTAATTGTTACTTGTTTCTTTTCTTTTTGAATTCTACGAATAAATGCATAATAGATTATTTGTGTGAAGTAAGCGAAAGGATTGTTTGATTTCTCACCATCAAAATTGTCTAGGTATTGTAAACAGTTTTCTATACCGTCACTAATCATATCATCTCTATATGTGTAGTTGATAAAATTAGGTCTGTATGATAGGTGATTCGCTATCTTTAAAAAACATTCACCGACATAATCGGGTACTCTTGGTTTGTTTTTTCCTGCTGTTTTTGCTTTGTTAACAGACTTTTTATACTCGACCATTGCAGCCAAGAATTCTTTGTTGTTAACATAATGTTCTGATTTCTTTTTTGTTTTTGCCATAATATCCTCATAATACTCTAAACTTTACAAATTGTCAAGCCTAGTTTGTTTTTAATCCACGGTTGCCAATAATTTTTTTCTATGTATAATAACGGTGTCCGTTTTCAGAAACACCTTTAAGTACCTAGTGTATTGTTGGTTCTTCCTCATCATCATCAAACTCTTTAAAGATTTCATTTAGTTTATTATTTTCTTCGGGGGAGAATTCTTTTTTGTGATAAGTTTCATCTCTCTTTGGTCTATCTAAACTATCATAGTTCTTTATTATCTCACCATAACTACCACTCATCTCTAACGAGGCGTTTGTGATTGTCATAATTTTATCTTTTGGAATGGTAACCACTTTATCATTCGTATAATTAGTCCAACGAATCAAAGCAATATAATCTCTAAACCCCATTGGTGTCATTTGAGGAACATATTTAATCTGTAATGGTTTGTCAAGTCTAATAAGTGGACCATTATCTGGCAACTGTCTGTCGCCAGTAGGTAGTATGGTAACAATATCGTCACCATTTATTAGTTTTATTATCTTAACTTCTGGTTTCATTGTTTAACTCTATGTTATGTATTTCATACTCAAAATCTTCCTCACTATAGATATTTATCCTTTCTCTAAAGTGATTAAGTGTGTAGTTCTCTTTGTCATTGTATGTTAAGTCATCAGCAATATCATACAATGTAGCAGAACCATTATTATCTTTTAATCTTAAACCACGACCAATTGATTGTAAATTTCTTATCCGTGATTTACTAGGAGAAGAAAACACAATGTTGTGTAAATTACGAATATTGATACCGGTACTAAAGGTTCCGTAGCTTGCCACGATAATAGCATTGTCACTCTTTTCCGTAATCTCTCTAATCTTTTCTCTTTCATCTGTATCTACTCCACCATGAACATAAAACACCTGTTTATCAGTTGCTTTTTCTTTTATCATTTGAAACAAATCTTTACCATGTTTTTCAACATACTGAAACAAACAAAGAGTATTACCTTGTAGGCCAGCGGCCAAGTTTCTTATAAACTTGTTTCTCTTATCTGATTGAACAATGTAATCCATCTCTTCTTGGTAGTTCATACCACTAGCATGTTTACACTCAATCGCACCATGTTTTAATATTAGGCAGAAAATCTTTAAGTCTGCTAACTGTTTCTTTTCTTGTAGTTCTACTGTAGAAACCACCTTATTGACTGTACCAAACAGTCCTTCTAATACTAACTTGTGTGTTTGTGTACCATCTAAAGTACCTGTTAGTCCTACTCTATATGGGCATTTTTCTAATTTTGTCAATATCTTTGTAAGTGAAACTGCCTTAAATAAGTGTGCTTCATCACCTACTATCATACCAATATCTTTAAAGTATTTCTTTGGTTGATTATAGATAGATTGCCATGTAGATATAATCACAGGTTTATTTGTTTCTTTAGAATGACCTTGATATATTCTATGTACATTATTATCAGGCGACCAACCATAATCTTTAAAATCTTTAAACAATTGTTCTACCAATGATGTGGTTGGAACAATAATAAGTATCTTTTTCTTATCAGCTTTTAACCGAAGAATGTTAAACCTAATAAGAAGATAGACAATAAGAGATTTTCCACTAGCTGTGGGTGAAAGTAATAAAGTTCTATTTTTTCTAACTGCATGTATGAATGCCTCCTTTTGATAATCTCTGACCTCGAATGGAATATTTAGTGCTTTGATAAACTTATCAACCTTTGCTTCATCTACCTTTGTGTCTTCTATTTTAGTTCCGTCAACAACTTGTACATTATTGTCTTCACACCACTTTAGTATATAAGGATATAGACCAACATAAATTTGTCCTGTCTGATATGAAAATAATCTAATCTTTCCATCCCACACTCTGTTTCTAAACTGTGGCATAAACTTAAAACCAGGCACTTCAAATGTGAAAAATCCACCTAGTTCTCTTCTTATATCATCATCAGCTTCAATCTTTAAATAGACATCATCTTTTTTATCTATAATTAAATATCTTGTTAAACTCATACAAATGGTGTCCCTACTACCCAGCCAACTAAAGTCTTTCTTACACCACTTAACACAGGATTAACCTTGTGCCAAACGAAAGAAGGAAATAAAATCATTGTGCCTTTTTTTAATTCGAATTTTTTATATAAATGTTTTTCAGGATTAGGATTTGGTTTACATATCTCAAAATCACCACCTGTGTAATCGTCTGATAAACATATTGTAAAACTTAATTTTCTAACTAGACCATTATCATATGGTTTAGCATGACTATCTATATGCCAATTATAGTGGTCATCTTTTTCGTAAATAGAATACTGAAATGGCTCAAAGCCATGAAGTTGAAAGTTCCAACCTGCTTTCTTATTTGCGTTTGTAATGATATCTGTTAAAGGATATTTTGTAGATATCTCTTGTTCTTTAATCCAAGATACTTTTGTTTTTCTAATTGAATCTGATTGTTCTCTATCATACACTTCAGCATTTTTTAATTTTTCTTTCTCACCAAAAGAAATTATATAATCTAATTGTGTTTGAGTTAAAGCGTTTTCAATTATGTGGCAGGAGTTTTTTAAATACATTACACAGCACCACTAGTAAACCTACGCCAATCAATAGCGTTCTTAATCGTAAAGGTTCTATTAGTGATTTGTCTAATTGTTCTATCTAAAAAATCAATACAAGCATTTAAGTAATCTACTTTTTGTTTAGCCTTAATATACTCTTCGTCTGACTGTACATATTGGTCAACATCTTGTCTTAATAATTTAAAGTTAAAAGGTCTCTGTGCATATACTGAAGCGTCTGCCTTACCAGTATAGTATTCCCAAAGTTCTCTTTTGGTATTATATAAATCACCTTCAGCACGACTTAACATAAGCTTAAACTTTGTTAAGTGTTTCATATATTTGTTATGTAATTGTGGAGTTTTAAGAGATTCTAAATCTAGTTCAGTATCATTTATCTTCAAATCCAAATCAGCTTGTTCTTGTAGTTTTTCTAAATCCATAATAAAGGTATCCTATCATAATATCGTTTAAATGTAAAGCTTTTAAGAGGTAGTTTCTGTAGTCCTAGACCCACCTTTTGTAGCGAATTCGTATATTTTATATTTCATTGTTACAGTTGCCGTTAAGAAGTCAATATCTGTGGCCTGTTGGTTAAAGTTTAGTCCTGACAATCCTACAGGAAACATATCTGAAAATCTTACTTCTATATTTGCTGTATTCTTACTAGTCAACACATTTAAAGTAGCGTCGGAGAAGGCAGGTCCTAATGGTACCGGAGCACCTGTAACTTTGCCTGCGTCTGTCGTTGCGTCACTCTTTCCGCCTGTCGGAAATCTATCCTTAGCGGCATCCACAAGAGTTTTAAACTGTGTTCTTGATTTAGGAAAACCAAGTCCTGTCAACCAACCATGTATCTCTCTATAGTTTTCTAGGTTTTCATCTACCAAGAAAGACATCTCTAGTTCAGCAAATGATAACTTAACACCAGGCAATGGTATATCTGCAAGTGGTGTATCTTGTGTAACACTTGATAAAGTAATACCTGGTATATTGACTGCTGTACAAAAGTATTCAACCTTTGGCAGTTTTAGTATTTGAAACTTAAACTGTGTAGGCGAAGCGTAGTCAAATTTAGTAGGTTGTCTATTGTATGCGTTTGTGGCTGTCATACTATTATTTATCCATTTAGGAGGAAGGCCAAAAAAAAGGGCGGATAAACCGCCCTTTCTTATTTCTGTAGAAAACTCTACTAGATATTACATTAAGTTAGCAATTTTAACTCTTTGGTAGTATCTGTTAGCGTTAGCAGAACCAGCGTCATTTACTGCTGTAGCAGCACCTGAAATCGCACCAGTTTCAGCGAATGGGTTAGCAACTAATCCATATCTTGTTTTGAAACCGATTTTTGGTTGGAAAGTATCTTGACCAACTGCTCTCACCATTTGTAGTGGAACATATGGACAATAGAACATACCAGCGTCATAAGGTGAAGTACCTTTGTAACCAACAACATAGTATTGGCTAGCGCTTGAGTTTGCACTATATGGGTCAATGTAAACTTTAAATCTGCCGTTAAGAACACCAGCAAAAGTATTGCCTGTGTCATCAACATTCAAATTGTTGTTTAATGCAGGTGTGTAATCTAAAACACCAGCCATTTGAAGCGCACTAGCAACATCAGCTGAACAGATAATCATGTTACCTTTTCCTCTTCTTGTTCTTCGTGCAATTC